ACAACTCAGCCAAGGCCCAGATCAATGCATCTGCCCGGTTAGGCGATCCGCCGCCAAGATAACCGTTGGTATTGAAACTGGTTAGTTCCCCTTCAAGCTCTAGGAACTGCCCAACATGGCGCACCTTACCTTGCTCGTAGAGGGCGCTGAAAGGCTCGGCGCGTACAGCCTTGCCCCGTGTCGCTGTAACCTGCTTAAAGGGCGTCCTGGGCCTTGCGGTCTGGATGGTCGCATTGACCATGGCCCCGCCATAATTGACCTCGCCCACCACAATATCAGCCTGGTGCCGATCAAAGGCATCTGTGGCGACACGGCCCCAAACCGCAGGCCCCGCCTTCACAGTGCAGTCCTCCTGGACATAGACCACCCCGTCAACGCCAAGGCCAGCCACCACGATCCCGATAGCGTCATTATCGGCATTGTCCACGTCGCCGGAACCAGAGGGGTCAACAGCCACCACAACGCGGATAAACTCAGGTACGATCCCGTCAGACACTCGCCATTTCTCAATAACCTCATCGGTGAACAGAGCGCCAGGCGTGGCGTCCCCGAACTCGCCATCTAAGAACCGCTTACGCAGCCGGGCGGATAGGCCCTTAAGGGTGTCGATATAATCATCTGACACGTTAGCGGCATTATCGGCGGGATTGATCTTGAAATAGGCATAGTTTTCGGGATTGGCTAACGGCAAGCCGGTTTCAACATCAACCTTTTTGACAAAAACCTTATAGGACCAATGCCCCTTAGACGGCGGGTTTTCGTCGTAATATATCCTAGGCCTGAGAGGCGCGGCCTCCATACCCCTAACGGACTGCATGACGCTTTGCGCTAGCCGGGTAATGGCCACCTGAACACTTGCCCAAGGTATTTGGCTGCACTCGTTGAAATAGATGGTGACAAATTCCATGCCAAGGATTTTTTCCGTTCGCTCGGCATCGTCCAGCCCGGCAAACCAGACCTGTGATCCATTCGGTAAGGTCATATACCAGTCGGTCTTATTCATCGTCCATGTGACGCCCGCAAACGCAATCCGCATGACCTTGGGCAGGGTGTCAGAGATAATCGAAGCCTTGATAGCATTGAAGCGATATCGAAAGATCACATGGCGGCTGTCAGGCGCTTTCAAGGCCCGCAAAACCACATTGCGAACCAAAAGGAATGTCTTGCCAGACCGCGACCCACCAAGCAGCATCAAATGCTTTGCGGGCCCGGCCAATACGATCTGAGCCTGCGCCTGCTTATCTGTCAGCCTAAAGCTCAAAGCTGACTATCTTCTGCCTGGATCACAACGGTGACTCCAAGCCCAACATCGCCCTTGATCTCGGTCGGCAGGAGCTTGGCCCAGAGTTTGTAGAAGTCGGTCGGCTCTGTACGGCCCCACCTAACAAGGGCAGCGACTCCCCCGAGCTCGTCAAAGGCCTCAATCAGCGCGGCCTTAATGGCTTTGGTTGATTTGTTAGGGACGCCTTTTTTACGGCCCATGCCAGCACTTGGCGGACGCCTAACAGTTTTCACTAGTTTGTTGTCTGGGATAACGGTCATTTTACTGGTCTACCTCTGTTTTCGTAATGCGTCCAATCTGGTTTTGGCTGGCCTTGATTGCCCTGGCAACCTCCATGCCGGTCTCCGTCAATCGCCACGTCAAGGGCTTGCGGCCATCATCTGTGACCAGTCCATCGGCGCGAAGCTTATTGAGGGTTACGCGCGCGGACATGGCGGTTGTATTGACGGCGGTTGCAAGGATGACCGAGGAGTCTGGCCTCTTAAGGAGCGCGATCAATAGGCGCTTGCTCAGGGTGTTGCGCCGGGCATGGGGCGATTTATGGTCAGGGTCTTGTCTGCGCCGTGGAACCGGCTCGCTGTTCGTTGTAGCGGCCTTAGGTTTGCCCTTAGGCTTGGGCTTGGGCTTGGTCATCCGATCTGGTGCGCGCTCATGTGTTTGCTTATAGGCCTGATCAAACTGTGAGCGGGCGGAATCAACCGATACGCCCATCTGCATAGAAACCTGTTGCCATTGCACCCGACCGTCTCTGGTACAGCGAGCTATTATGTCGGCGCTCATGGTTTCTACCCTAGCTCTACCGTGGTGATTTCGCCGCCGCACTTAACGGTAAGTTGAATCGCCGCCTCGACCGCCCCCCTTGCTGTCGCGCCAGCGACCATCGCGCCCATGGCGAAATTATCGCCGCAACCAGATGCGGTGAAGCCAAAAGTCGTATACTCAAAACACTCCTTCCACTTACCCTTGTCCAATGAACGAACGATTTTATCTGGAAAAACAAGGATAGCGGCAACATCTTCTAGTCGCGGCGCGTTTTCCAAATCGTTCGGACTATTTGCTGTCAAAAACCAATCCATAAGCTCCTGGCAATCATAGCTTGGTCCACTTGCGCCTAAAAGATAGCCAAATTTGTTTTTTACTACTTTTTCCATAGCGCCCAATCGATGACCTTGCGCGGTGCTGATCAGAGTATCCCCCGCCATCATCCCGTCCCTGTATGCGATAATCGTCATGCCGCCATCTCCTTAGCTTCGAGTAGATCCAGAGCCTCACTGACGCGTCGCACAAAGGCCCTGCGCACCCACCCCCAATGCCGCTCACCGCCGATTAGGGCCAGAAGTTCTCCCGGCTTAGGCGCAAAGGCCGTGTCACGCCGCAGCCACGCCGCGCAGGCATGTTGGACGGCATCTAGGGGGACGTCGCCAAACACCGACAGCCAGGCGCTCCAAACGTTCGCGGCTTCGAACTCGGTCTGCTTGGCCTGGCCATATGGGCCAAACAGCTTTTCAAGTTCGAAGATCAAGGCCTCCGGCGCAGCCGGTTGCGCAAGCCGCTTGGCCAGATCAAGATATGACCGCAAGGCGGGGATATCCGCCGCCGTCATCGTCTCCACCGCTTTGCGAGGAACGGAGCCGATCAAGCGCGAGTGCAGCGCCTGCTCTTCGAGTCTCGCCAATGGTTGGGGTTGCCGCTCGACTACCGTTAGGGCCGTCATATCCGCCTCCAATGATGTTTGATTGATTTACGCCGGGCATGTCCGCGCTTAGGCGGATGTCCCGCAGCTTGATCGCGTCATCCCGAATCCACGACCAAGACCGGATCGGCTTGCGGGTTCGCTCTGACCGGGTTCGGACCATGCCGATTGCGGCGATGACCTCCGACCACAGGCACGGCTCCCCGCTCTGGGGTTCGACCAAGGCCCGCAGGTCCGCCGCGTGTTTGACCCCGGTTGAGGTCTGGTCCAACTGGTCGCCTGCCGCCGCCGTCGCCTCTGCGAGCATCCTAGCCCAATCGTTCGGATCGCCGGGCGCGCGCGCGTTTATGGTGGTGATAGGTTCTATTAATGGTTCTAATAACGGTTCATTATGCGTCGCAACTGTTGCGACTGGATTTGGAAAGAGTTGCGACTGGTTATCGCAAGAATTGCGACTGGATTCCGCAGATATTGCGACCTGATCTTGGCCCATTTTGAGCGTAAACATGTCGCTTGTCCGCGTACCGTCAGACCGCTTCCGGCTCTCCCGAACAATGATCCCGGCCTCGGTCAACTGCTTAAGGGCATTCCAAACGGTTCGGCTGCTTAGCTCGGTTTCCTCGGCAATTGTGTCCTGTTTTGGCCAGCACTGAGCATCCTTATTGGCGTAATTAGCCAACGAAAGCAGGACTAGCTTTTCACTTGGGGAAATGCCGCGAACAGCAAAGGCCCAACTCATAGCCTGAACGCTCACAGCCCGACCCTCCGCTTGTGGGCCTTTAATGCCCAAAGGACCGTCGTGTGATCGCGGTTAAACGCCCTGCCTATCTGGGGAAGGCTCCAGCGCCGGGTTCGCCAACATTCATGCATCGCGTCTTGCCGAACGTGCGCGACCCGCATAGACCGGTCTCGCCCGATCATGTCCTCGTAATCAAACCCGTATTCTTCCGCCACGCGCTCAATAATGTCGCGCATGGTCTCGCGTGAAAAGAAGCCAATCCTTGCAGACGGCGGCGACCACAGGCCATGGTGTTGATAGGGGGTGTAGGCGTCAGTCATCGCCTAGCCCCTGAACACTTATGCGGATGCAGGACTTTTCGGCGTAGGACTTGACGCAAAACATGGAATAGACCTGAGCGTCATCGACAAAGACAATTTTGTTCAAGCCGTCCAAAACCGCCTTTTGGATATTGTCTAAATCCGGCTTTTTGGTTGGCCAGATATCCCCGGCTAACATGGCCGCACGGACCCGCTTTGAGACAGACTTGACCGGCTCCATAAACGCCATGATCTCAACATGGACCGGCCCGGTTAGCGGCGGCATATTGCCCATGGCCTGACGAGCAGCGGCGGCGATTGCAGCCTCATAGGCCTTGGTCTTGGCGTCGGTATAGACCCTGGCACGACCGCCGACAGCGGTTGCCCTAGGCCTGCCCTTGCCGCGGGGATCACCCTTGATGAAGAAGGTGATCACGGCGCAATCCTTTCCCCGATGTCCATGAGGCCGCGCGCAACCCAGTCACACACGCGGCTCATACCCCGCAGCATCGCGCCCAGCGCGCTTAGACAGGCTATCGGGGCCATGAGCACTAAGGCGGCGAGCCAGAGCACGGAACTTAAGAGCCGTATGGGCCCGCTCGTTTGCCTCATTTTCAATTTCTCCCGCTTGTTGGTTGATAAAGTCGCCAAGGCTGGTCCTAAACATCACGGTCAGAAGCATCAGCCCAAACCCGAAGCCGCCTC